CCCTCAGACGCTGCGCCGCGAGCAGCGCGCTTCTTTATCGTATCGCCAGGCTTCGGCGTGAAGATAGATTTTGCGCCGACTCTTTCAGCCAACGCCACCGCTACCGCCGAAGGTAAAGCTTCTACAAGGTCTGTGAAAGTAACCTTGCCGTCAGGGTCATCGATAAATGTATTGGTCGCAGAGTCGTAAGTTTTATTAACCTCACGAGTCTCAGCTATTTCTTGAGTCCTTGCGGCAACATAAGCAGGCAGGGCAAACAGCGTGGCGACCATATCTGGGACAGATTTAATGCCTTGCTCAAAAATAAAAGCAGCCAGCTTCTTGGGATTTGTCCAATCATCTTTGTATTCCTCCCAAGACACACCCCTGTCTGGATCGTAGCCAACCTTTTCGCGCGCAGTCCCGATCAGATCTTCTTTTCCAACCAGCATATTAATGAAGGGCATATCGGCTGCATCTGGTTTAGCCGTGTTTTGAGTGGAATCTGGCTGGACATTTGGAGCTGATCTCAAGCCCATTTGGTACAGCTTGTCTTCAGCTGACTGGTTTAGAGTATTTATGAATCCAAATAAATAGTCACTTAATCCAAGAGATCTATCAACTGGGCCTTTTAGGGAGTTTGTGAAAAACCCGCTTTCCTCTTGAGGCTGGACGGGTGGAGTGACAGGCACGGCACGATTAGAGAATCCTCGCGACTGGCTAATAAAATCATCATATCGCCCAGTGCGTTGTTGCGCGTTATTTAATGAAGAAGATTCATTGCGGCGATTGCGCGCTGCTTCTTCAGACGATCTCAAAAACGCGTCGTATTTACCTGGCATATTACAAACCTCTGGACAAAAAAAAGGGAGCCGAAGCTCCCGTATAGGTCTTAATCTCTTTTGACTTTATTTATTGCTAAGAATCAATCAACGCCACTCCCCCCAAAAATATATCGCGCTCATCTTTCCTGCGGTCAACCAAGCCCTGTAATGTTTTCCCGCCTGCTGTATTGTAGCGCAACATCATTTCGGCTATTTCACTCTTGGAGCGTGTACCGTCAGCGGTGACGCGCCCCAAAGCTCCTCGGCCCAGATTAAAGATAAATGAAGTTAAAGCAGCCACCTCGTTATCTGTAAAGTTATAATTATTAGCTTTACCATAATCAATAATGTACGCGGTATCTGTATCTATTCTATCCAGCAATCGTTCCTGCGCTATTTCTAATGTGATCTCTTCGCTGGCACTAGCCGCCTGAGTACCAAATCCATTGGTGTTTTGTTTCACATCAAAACTTGCCACAGGTAAAAAGTTTTCAAATCTCTTGATTAGCAGGGACACAGGGGTATCTGAAGGCAAAGATATTTCTTTTAGCCTTTCTTCAGATATATTGCCCCCACTAAATGCCAAGACAGGCTCTACTTCTTCTGGCGTATTACTGCTCGCAGCTTCGGGTATTACTGGTTCGGAAACCTCTGAGGCTGGCGGCTCAGCAGGTTCCGCTGTTACTTTGGGCGCTGGATAAGCTCCAGTAACGACGGATACTGCTGGCCGTAGTTAAACCGAGCATCGATCAGATCCTGACCAGAAATGATTGTCCCATCTAAATCAACTTCATTTTGTCCGTTGAATAATAAACGGCCTAGACCCGCAGCTTCTTCAGCAGGCATAGGCGCGTCTATATTAAGGCCCATGTTGTCTGCCGAGGACTCAAAGCCAGCGTTCATATAACGCTGATATCTATCAAGACTATCAAATAAGTCTGCATACTGAGCATCCCCCCGTTCTGCGTTAAGATCATTAATTTGCCTAAGTGTATATTGGTAAGCATCCACCGCTTCGCCCAGTATTGGATTCATGTTTGCCAGATTACCAACCTGCTTTGAGTCCCCGACGGAATTAAACCCAATGACCGCGCCCGTATCATCGACTTCAAAGTTAGTGTAAGTATTTTTCCTATCTTCCACTTGCCATCCACGAGCCTCGGCAACATCGGCAAGCTGCCTGGTTCTATCTCTCAAATCGTCGGCCAAGATATCCGCTCTATCTCTCTCGTAGTTATCAGTCTCTCGAGTAATTTCCTGAGCTATTAATTCATCCTGGCGATCAAATCCCGTTTGCTGATCTTTGAGCTGATCGGCTCTGGCGCGCTTGTAATCAGTGTCACGGATTTTCTGAAGGTCAGCTTGGCGTTGCCTTTCCGTTTCTTCGGCAAAGAGAGCGTTACCGAATTGAGTCATGCTTTGTCCAGCGCCCTGTAATGCGCCCAGTAATCCGAGTCCCATCTTAAACCTCCATCATTTGAGCTTCGTCTTCGATCTCATCAGGTATTGAATCCCCGAAATCATCCGAAAGCTCCATTGCTGCTTGAGTGAGCTGTGCGTCATCTACCTGCATCATGCCTTGAGACAGCACATCGATCTCTTCTTGAGAAAGGCCGTTATCCTCTCCATACATAAGCACTAACTGCTTCATTGCCACGGAGACATCTTTTGTTTCCAGGGGCATTCCCGCAGTCTCTGCAATTGTGAACACTTCGTTCAGAGCCAGTATTCCCAGAACAGAAAGGTTCTCTTCACGAATCATTCCATCCGAGGCTTCATCAGCTGACTGCGCTAAAGCATACGCCGTCGTCGCAACAATCTCAGGCATCGGTAGGTCAGATTGGCCTAGAGTCTTGGCGATATCTTCAGCAATTTTTTCTTGCCCATAAAGACGGTCGCCCATGTACGCTATAGACTTTTGTAGCGCAGGGTCTTTGAAATCATCTTCGTCATTTTCAGGCTGATTATCAGAAACCATTTGCTCTGGCATCTCCTCTGGCATTTGCTTCATGGCTTCTTTCTCTTGGCTTTCCAGTAATCCCGCCATGACGCTAACCTCCTAAGGTAGTTGTATTCTGAGGAGTCTCGTAACGCCCCGTCTGAGGATTGAAGACAGGCATATTTAAGACCGCCCCCACATTTTGACCATAGATGTCTCTGCGCTCTTGCTCTTGCTCACGCTGCTGATCTAACATTTCCTGCTGCTGCGCGCCTTGCGCATACCCAGCGATCATGTTGCCGCCCGTCGATATCAGTGCAGGAGCCGTATAAGGCGAGGACATCATTGTGCCTATCAGGCCTTTTTTGCCTGCTTCCTGTAGACCTTGCTGCCCCAGTTGAGCAGCCGTGCTAGTCGCAGCATTAGTCGCCCCACCTGCATTGAAACCTAAATTTGCCCCTGTCATACCAGGAACACTCGCAATATTTCGGCCTGCCAGCAAAGCGTTACCCCCGCCGGACACAACGCCAGTGGCTGCGCCAGTGGCCGCATTGATTGTCTGGCCCTTAACTCCTGCCATGAGATTGGTTCCAGCCGCGCTAAAGTTTCCACCCATCACGGAAGAGCCTGCAGCGCCGATGCTGCTCCAAGCATTGCCCATGCCTTGTGCCGCACCGGATAAAGCCCCTGAGATGCCGCCTCCTCCGGCTGCACCGCCAATGCCGCCCATCAGGGCCGCACCTCCAAAATAAACAAGCGCAGCCACCGCGATAGCCTTTAAGACTTTCGATTGCTTAACTTTTTTCCAAACTTTTTTAACGCCTTTAGCAACGCCCTTTACGACCTTCTTGATTGATCTTCCGACTTTTTTGACAACCTTACTCATGTCAAACCCCTTACATATGAACAGTTAATTGATGAACGCAGAAAACCAATGCGATTAAGATACTTTACAAGACGAGGATCTGTTTCTGGCTCTAGCTCCATAACCGCAATTTTTATTGTCGGTCGTGACTTGACCCATTCCGCAAGCTTGCGGATTAATTGAAGCCCCTCCCCTGGGACTCGTGTGTAGTACAAAAGAACACTGCAACTCTGTCGCTCGTACCAAAACGACTTTTCGCACATTGCCGTGACACAGCCCACCACCTCTCCATCCACCTCTGAAACCCAGACAAAGTGAGACGCACCCGAGATTGCTTCTCGCGCTGTTTCTGTCATCGACTCTTTATCTATATTTACCGGAAGGGGATTCTGACTGACTGACTCTATTGCTAAATCAACTATAGCCTTCAGGTCTGAAGGCTTGGCTTCTCTTATCATTTAGTCTCTGCTTTTGATGTTTCGGGGTGACAATTAAACTCTGCTGGATTCGTCGTCTCCAAAACGCCTATCGTAAAGATCATAATCTTCAAATGAATTAAGAAGACCAGTATTGGCCGCCGAGTTATTTGCAGTCGCAGCGGCGGCTGCAGCGGCTGCCGCAGCAGTCTCGCGCTCACTTGTGATCTGATCGTATGCCGCTGAAACATCACCTGGAGGCAGGTTTAATATTCGAGACACATCATTAACCGAAGCGGTTCCTGAGTTTATAGCGTCATATACTTGGTCGACCTCTGCTGACGAGAACCCTCCCGCTGCCGAAACGCCACTTAATGCTGTTTCTGCTGCGTCTGGAGTGGCGGGGGCCGCATCGGCGGGTCCGGTAATCTTTGAGATCAATTCAATGCTATCGAGGCTTGTGTTCCTTATGTCCTTTATTAGATTTTCTTTTTGAGCCACAGTCGTATCAGGGTCACTCAAAGCCGCAGTGATTGAATTATTAGCAGAAATCGTGATGTTTGCTGCTATAGTCTTTTCTGTATTTGCAGCGTTGGCGGCTCGATCAAGCTCATTTTCAGTAGCGTTAGCTAATCTGGTCGCAGTGTTTTCTGCAGTGCTGAAACTCTGCGCGTCGTCTTGAAGTGTTACATTTGCCGCACGGCTAAGCGCCGCTTCGCTGGCATTCGCAGCAATGCTTGATGCTTGCAAATTTTCCCTAGAGGTTCTATCTGCCAGATTCTCAGCGGCAGTGAATCCTTGTTGGTTCTGCTGGAGAAACCCAGTATTCTCCCTATCGAGAAAGCTGAAGAGAGCAGAGTTTGCTGACGCAGCATTCGCAATGCTTGCCTGAGCATCTAGCCCCGCTTGAGTAGTCTCAAAGGTATTATCCTGACCAGTATTAAAGATGTTTAATTCTGTCCCCATCTGGGCATTCGCAAGCTCAGCCTGGTTCTTTGCCCTCATATTCGCATCGGCAGTATTGAAATACGTCGAGGCATCAGTAATCGCAAATGGCTGCGCTCGATCAATCATCGCTCCCTGGGCCGCCTCAACAGCTATGCTAGAGTTTAGTAGCCCTCGACCCGCTCCTCTCTGAAGTCCTTGCGTCTCCGCTCTTTTCATCAGCGCAGAGTCAGAACCCAGAATCTTATCCAGCTGGAAAGTTGACTTTTCTTCGTCAGCAACCTTTCGGTTAATAGCTTTAGCCTTAACTAGATCAGCTTGCCCTGCTGTCCCAAGAGTTGGTGCAGTAACATCCGTGACTCCATCGGTCGCATCTTTTTTCCTTTTGTCATACTCAGCCCCAGTCATATAAGGCAACTTCACACCATCTTTATCAAAAGTATTGTCATAGATAGACATCTATTTGCTCCTTAAGCTGGGTCTTGTTCGTCAATCAGCAAAAAAGCATGACTGAGACTTGTTTCGTAGGACTTCTTGCAATGCTCTGCGTGAAAAGGTTTTGCTATAAAATCGAAGCAGATTTGTAATAAGCGCCAGGGCTTTACTCGATCACCCTGATCCCTAAGTCGATAGCAGCGGCTAGATAGAGTTTCTGCTGGATTCGAGCCAAAGAAAATAAACACGTTTATAAGTTGAGACACGGTGTGAAGCATTCTTAGAAAATATCGACGCATCGGGTCAATTGCCCTAACGAATGCTTCTTTGCCAAAAAGGTCTTTCATTGATCTATCCCCCTACCGTTACAGCCGTTATAAAAATGGCTGAACCCGCGCATACCGCCAAAGCGACCAAGGCGATGACTAAGTTCTTTATCTCACGTTGTCGCTGCAGCTTCTCGCGTTGTATCTTCAAAAGCTCTCGTTGAGCCGCAGCTCTTCGGTCACGCTCTGCCGATCTAACCCGAAGCATTTTTTGATAAAGCGGAGTCTTGCCCTGTGCCATGAACATCTTTTTAATCTTAGCCTCGTACTCATCACAGGCAATTTCTGCTTGTATCACTTTCAAAGCATAAGACTCGACCGACTCTTCGCCATAAGCGCCGTTAGGTTTTCGCTTATGTTCTTCCTTAGCTTCTTGAACCTTGTCTTTGGCATCGTAGAAGTTGCCAAGCTGATCCATCAGGCCACTAGCCTGCTGACCTGTGTCAATGGCAGACTGTATCAAATCGAAGGCTTTCTTTGCCGCCGTTAGTGCTAATCCAATCTCGATCATTTATATTTACTCGGCAGATTCTTCAGCAGACTCTTCGTTAATCTCTTCAGCAGATTCTTCAACAGATTCTTCGACAGATTCCTCAGCAGTCTCTTCAACAGTCTCTTCAACAGATTCTTCAGCAGTCTCTTCAACAGATTCTACTGGGTTTTGAGGCCAAACTATTGTGACAGGAAATTCATCTTGTGACGGAACGTCTCTAAGTGCTTGCCTATACGTTGCCCACTCTTCTTTATCTACAGGCGCGTCTGCTACTTGCGTCCAATCAGTCTCAGCAAGTTTAACGTCACGCTCTGTGCGTACTTCCGCAGCAGCGCGATCGTCGGCACCTGCTGCGTACTCAGCTTCTTTTGCATCCCACTCCGCTTCTTCTTGAGGAGTAAACTGAACATTGCCATTTGGTGTTGCGTGATAACGTGTCATTGTTTGCTCCTATTTGATTCCGTAAAGTTTTACTGTTCCTGCTGTAAAGCTAATGCTTGGGGTTTGACAAAAAAACTGTATACCTGTGACTACTCCTGAGGTTGCTTCGTTGTTCATTCCGAGACTAATCCCACGATAATAACCACTGGAATTTATGCAAAAGAATTTAGAATTTGCATTTATTAGGTCTACAGTCCATCCAGAATCTAAGCCCCCTACATAACAGATACGTTGAAACCTTGCCTGATTAGAAGAAATACCGCCTGATTCTGAATAAAATTGATAATCACCAGTTAATAATGCACCGCCTTTATAAACTCTCATGTATATATTATCGTTGTTATTAGACACGGCTATACCTGAAGCAGTGATAACATAATTGTCGTATGCAGAAGTAAAACCGCTCTGTATATCAACGGTATTTCCACCTGCAACATTAGTGGTGGAAATCAATTCCATCGCGCCACCACCACCACCTGACGACTCTGCGCTTAAACTACTACCTTTAATTAAACCCATGATGTTTCTCCTTAAGCGGTAGTAGACTTAACGCCAGTGACTCGAATGTCTATTGCTGAAGGCGAGCCATCATAACCAAACGCAGCGATTTGCGCGGCGGTAGGAACAAAAATATCTAAAATTGGCCCTGAATTAGCTTCGCCAGTTATAATTTTTGTAAAACTTGAATCTGAAAAACTACAAAGAACAATATCGTATGAGGCATTAGTACTTGTTGTTTGCGCACCATAAAATTTATCTCCGTCTGTAGGATGTCCCGCCATAGTTGCGCCAAAATAATTCCCCTGAAGACTATAAGCCGTCTGCGCGCCAGCAGAAGTAGCCTCAGTCCAACTTGAGCTGTAAACTTGGTCGGAAGTAAACGCATCCATTGCTGTCTTAGTGAGAGGGCAAATACTTTGGACTATCGTGCCATCTGTTTGTGAATTTGATCTATACACATAAAATTTATCGCTATCTGCATCATAAGAAACAGCGAGTTTCGTCCCCGACGAATACGATATACTCGCCAAATTACTAAACTCAATTTGTAGCCCATCACTTAATCTGAGAGCATTGACTTGAGTGGTATAACTTGAGTGTCTTATGTACCACATCCATCCGTTGCTATACGCTGTTCTCACATAAGTTGAAGTACTCAAAAAAGCACTTGCTTTTACAACAGATGTTCCACCGGTAGACAAAGTAATTTTAACTAAATTACTACCAACGTCGCAGAAATAAATCGCATCCTCAGATGCTACATAAACAATAGGCGCGTAGCTTTTAACGCTATACGAATTAGTGACTGCTGAAGCGCCATTAAGCCAACCATAAATATATTGGATGTTATTATTCTGAATATAAATTTGATAAATATTATTTCCAGAAGAAACAAAACCATTTCTAACATTTGAGCCTCCTGAAAAAGAGTTTCCTGTCAGATTGAAGGTTTCTAAATTGTTTTTGCCAAGTTTGTTACTTGAGATACCAAGCTCTCCTCCTTTTTGCAAACCACTTGTGGAGTTAAATAAACCGTAACCCAAATGCAAGACTTCTACTGGGAAACTTTTGCTCTTAACTTTTATGTTAGAGCTAACATCCATAATTTCACTGCCTGTTAAAGTTTCAGCCCAACTACCCAATGCAAAGCCATTGATTGTTGCGGTTAAATTTAAATCAGAAATGCCAGTGCTAATTTGAACATCTTTAATCAAATAGGATGTATTAGCATCTGTGGTAAGCAGAGTATGTTCTGTAGTGCTGTTAGGCAGCTCTGTCACATCAAGCGTTGTATTTAAAATTTCTACTAATGAATCAGCCATA